CCAATTACCTTGAGAAGCAAGATTCGATAACGTCTGCCGATCACCCCGGTTCATCAAGTACTGCACCAAGTTGTTCTGCGCCCCAGGCGTGCCAAAACTGGTCGTACGCCTCTCCTCGTACTGACCAACCGGCTGCCGACTAGGCGCCACGCTCTGGCCTTGCGCATTCGGCATCGCATTGCTCATAGGCATCGCCGTTGCCGTCATCGCATCGGGCGTCATCGCTCCTGGCGCCGCCGCTCCTGGCATCGAAGTGTTGTTTGTACGCAACGCATTGATCACGTTAGGCATCGCCATCGATGACGCCTGCGGCATTGCACTGTTCGCATACGGGTTGAAAAAGCTCACCCCAGGACTCGCAGCACCAGCCGCCGCCCCAGGCGTAGCCCCCCTCAAAGCCGTAATCACACTGTTCTCGTATGCCATCTCAACTCCTTGCCAACTTCGCCAAGTTTATTCGCTGTTGCTGTGTTTGATTGTGAGCGCGGCGCAAAAGGGTTTTTTGGGGATGCTGGAGGTGGGGAGGGGGCCCCTGCTCAGACCCGGCCCCCCTGGTCGGGATCGACGGGGGGTGGGGGTCGCACGCCAGATGCCCGCGAAGGCCTCTCAGAGCCCGCAGGCTGCGCTATCGCAGGCGCTTGGCTACCCTCGCCTACCTCTGCGCCTTGCGTGGCTTGTAGGCCTTGCGCCTCTGTTGCATCAGCAATCCAGCGCCTCGGCTGGGATTCCTCAATCAAATCAATGGTTTGAGCATCGATGACTTTGGGTTGTGCCGCAATCGTGCCGATGTTCCTGCTGCCGAGCCAGTTCAAGCTGATGCTGACGCCGCCCGACACAGCCTGATTGACTTGGATCGGAATGACCTTGCCGACAAGGCCAGCGAATATCTGCCTGTCCTGCACGCCGCCCTGCGCACGCTCGACCAACCAGCCTGCTAGGCCCTGCGGGTGGCAGTCCCTGGCGGCACGCTCCACGGCTTCCTTGAGCGATTGCGTGAGCTTGTTGGGCACGCCCTTGGGCCTGCCTGCTGGCAGCGCGAAGCCGCTCAGGCCGGGCTTCTGCCGCTTCTGCGAGGGCTCTGCATTTTTCGCAGATGCTGGCCTTTCTTGAAGTTGCGTTTCCTGCATGCTGTTTATGTTACATCAACGCAACACTAGGGTTTTCCCTATTGCCATCATGATGCGCTTTCCTCACAATACATCCATCGCAACACACCAACCCAACGAGGTACAACGATGCAATCCGAACTTCTCTCCCAGATCGCCAAGCTGCCAAACACCAAGGTGGCGCCATACCCGCACGGCGGGGGCGTTCACATCATTGAGCAACTTCCCAACGGCGTCCGCACTAGAGGCATCTGGCTGGACCGCCCGCACACCGTGCAATACCTGCAGGACTACCTGCAGTCACGCCAAGCTGCCTAACCCCCAACCACCCCAACGAGGCCCCAACGCGGGGCCTTTTCTGCGTGCGCCTGCCCCCCACACCCCATACAGGGCAGACGCAAGCGCACCCCAAAACACCCCCGAAAACCCCCTACGCGCAGGGGCATGCCCCACCCCTTGGGGGGTTGGGGCCATGCATGCCCCGCTCTGCGCCTGCAGTGCGCCCGCAGTGCGATCGCATAGCAAGCGCACAGCAAGCGCACACCCGACATCACGCATCAGAACTGCCCTTCCACATCGCCGGGGCCCCTGACCCAGACACAGCGCGTAAGCGTCCAGACTCTGTGAGCAGCAGCCGCTTGAACGTCTTGCGATCATGCTTGTACTCAACTTCCTCAACGAGCCCATCGCGCTGAAGCGCGAACAGCAGCGAGAAAAACTCAGCGCGTTCGACCCTAGGGAACTCAGGCGCAGAGCGCAGCACGCGATAGGCGTTGTTATTAGCGGCAGCGTTCATTGACAGGCGCTGGTCATGGCGCTCTGCGTCTGCCAGCAATCGCAATACCGCAGCACGATGCCCATTTCTCAACACAGCAGCCGCAGCAGAAGCAGGCCCGGTGCCAAAGCGACGGAAGACCTTAGCGGCAGCGTCAAACTCCAACCTAAGTTCTTCCTGCCTCGGCCCAAGGTTGCACTTCTCATGGCGCAGCGCGATCACCTCTCCATCCCGCACCATTGCCCAGCGCGAGCGTGCACTGTTGTTCCACGCAGTCGAGCCGCTAAAGGTCGAGTCCGTATCGAGCCCAGCGCCCATGCGCACAGATGCCTTGTCAACGTGAGCCAGCAGAAGACATGCACATGAATGATGCGCAGCAATCATGTTGAGCGCCCGCATGAAACCACGCACAGAAGACCTGTCGTTCTCGTTGGCGGCGTACACATCGGAACTGTTGTCGATGATGACCACCTGGGCGCGATGGCGCTCTACAGCGTCAGAGAGCCATTGCATGCGCTCAGTCATGCCGTGCTCTGCCCACAGCACGCAATCAGCCTGGGCCATGTCATAGACCACCACACGGTCAGACAGAGCGGACAAAGACAGGCCAACGTCCGCGCAGATATTCGCCACGCGGAAATGCACGGTGCGGGCTTCATCTTCTGCGCTGATGACCAGCACACGCGAAGGCATGACATTGAGCCCCATGAACGCAGAGCCAGACGCCAGAGCGACAGCAAGCTGCAGGGCAAGGTTGGACTTGCCCACACCTCCATTGGCTGACAGAAGTGTCGTGGTGCGCTCAGGAAGCCAGCCAGTTACGCGGAAGACGGCAGGCTCTGGGGGCGTGCGCTCTAGGACTTCCCAGTCCAGCGGGGCTAGGTCATGTGAAGATTCGGGCGTTTCCTTTGCATCAGCGCCCTGCCGTGCTAACAAATTGACGGTTACCTGAGCAGGCGCCCTATCAGGCGGCGCAAACTTCTCAGCACTGCGCACAGCCCGAGGAATTTCAGCCCGCCTCGCAGACCAGCGAGCCACCTCCTCCAATGGCCCCGCAGGCTTGACCTGATCCATCAGCGAATACAGGAAGTCCACCGCAGCGCCTGGATACATCCCGCCAGCCACCAAGGACGCAGCCATGCGCACGATTGCATCGTGATAGCTACGCTGATCCAAAGGCGCGGACAGCACCGACAGAGCATCACCGGCCACCGAACCGGGAAAACTACCGGCAGGGCGTGTTGTTTTTTCGCCACGCCCAATAGCAGTCCGCAGCACATCAAGGTCTAAACCCACTGCGGCGCAAGCGTCAGCCAGCGACCAACGCACAGAAGGCGCCCAGGTTTCTAGCCTGACCTCCCACGGTCCTGCTGGTCTTGGCTTTGTATTGAGGCCATACGGCAGGCGTACATAGCGCACCGCAGCATTGCCCGATGAGTCATTGCCACCGCCCAGACGCCCGCGAGCCGACAGAGCCGACATGGCAGCGTCCACAAGAGGCAGATTGCTGCAGTCTGGATCATCTCGATCTAACAAGATGCCTACTTGGAATTTGCCAGGAGACGTCTGGACTGACCAACTAAAGCCCCCAAGCAGAGAGTCAGGGTCTACGTCATCGACAACCAAGCAGGCCAAGCGCGAGAACGTGCCCTTTGTGCGGGCCATTTGCCCCGCTTCTGTCGTGCCTGACAGGACAGCGGTGCTGAAGTAGTTATTGGAGCCAGACGCCCCATCAATGATGGCGGCTTGGCGCTCCGTTGCAGTCCAGAACCTGCCAGCCCACAGGCCTTGGTCTGGTGGGGCGGCAAAGCTGCAAATCCAACCGTACTCATCCTGCGAAAGCGGCCCAATGGCCTCGGCCAGGAAATCCGAATTGTTCATCGTGCTGACTCCCAGCATAGGAGTCAGACGCGCACAAGGTCGGACAGATCGAGTGACAGGCCCTGCTTCTTGGCAAATGCCAGAAGCGCAGGCCAGTGACGTTGAGGAATGACGCCACCAGTGCCAGCGGGCACAGGTTGGCACCAACGAGACAAGGTAGACGCGGCTACATCGAGTTCAGCCGCAACAGAGGACTTCCCGCCCAGACGCTCAAGGACGGTGAAGGCAGGTTCTAGACGGTGGATTGTGGGAATGGTCATGGGGATGTTCTTGGAAGTGGGACATGATGCGATTGACGCATCAATGAGTGTAGTGCAATCTAGACCGATGAACACAAGATGGTTTCGGGACAGATTACGAGGGATCGAGCTGAGTCAACGCGGCCTAGCCAAGCTGCTGGACGTTGACGCGGCGGCAGTTTCGTACATGCTGCGCGGCAAACGCAAGATGTCGATGGGCGAGGCAAACCGCATCGCGCAGATTCTCGGCGTGCCAGCTTCTGAGGTCATGCGTCAAGCAGGCATCAAGGTAGACGATGGCGTCAAGCGTGTGCCTGTCTCAGGCGTCTGCGCTGCAGATGGCGCCATCACGATGCTGGCAGCGCGAACGCATGAAAAGATCATCGCGCCAGCAGACGTACCGGCAGACAGCTACGCAGTGCAAGTGCGCAGCCCAGGCCACACAAAGGACGGATGGGTGTTCTTTGTTGCAGCCGAGCAACATGACCCACGCGAGCAGATAGACAGCATGTGCTTGTGCGCTCTGCAGGATGGCACTCAGGTGCTGGCCTATGTGCGGCGCGGATACAGGAAAGACGCGTTCAATCTGACCCTCAGCACCGACTCTGGCAAGCTGCTGCAAGACCAGCAAGTAAGCTGGGCCAGCCCTGTCCTCTGGATCAAGCCTTAGGGGTTTGTCCTGATGTTGTATTTTGCGCACAAGCAATTGCGCAAAGCGCATCACGGCGCACAATCGCATCCTTGCAACGCAACCAAGGAGAAGCGATGACAGCCCCGACAGTCCGCAAGTTCCCCCGCACCATGCAACAGGCTTTCCCCCATGACAGCCGCCACGCATACGCTATTGAGCGCATCAAGGCGCCCATGAGCGTGTTTGAGGCCCTGCTTGCCTGGGCGTCCATCAGCGGCATGTGCTTCCTGATTGCTTGGGCGATTGCAGCATGAACCCGCACTGCAACGGCCCCTGCGATCAGGGCCGCAAGCCCTGCCCCGCACCTGACGCTTGCGAGCGCGTAAACACAGACGGCGCAGAGCTTGAGTTCTTGGGCGCCATCGCGCTGGCTGTGCTTGTGTGCGTAGTCGCTGTTCTGCTGGTGGCATGAAGTGCCCGCAGTGCGAAGCCTGGACAGACGTACTGGAAACACGGGCACCCTATCGAAAGCGCGTCTGCGCAAACAACCACACATTCATCACACAGGAAACACTCCATGAAG